TGCAATGGATTTTCCTACCATTTCATAATTTTCGACCAAGCCGATCATCATCTTATAACCGCCTGTGATTATCCCGTTTTGAGATTCCCCTATTTTATTATACGCATCAATTATTCCTCCCTGAAGCTTGGCTTGCAAACCTTTAATCCCTTCTGCCTGCTTCTGTGTCATGCCGTAGAATTTTCCACCTTCGGCAGTGGCTGCTGCAAAAGCATCAGCTACCATTTGCGAAGATATGGTGCCGGACTCTCAATTCCATGAGCGATTTTCCAGTTTGTTTAGACATTACCTGGAGTGGGTTAAATCCGGCGTTTATCATTTGAAGCAAGTCTTGCCCCATCAGCTTTCCGGCGGCTGACATTTGAGCAAAAGCCAAAGCTAATGATTGGAATCGTTCGGTGCTCCCCATTGATATATCACCCAGCTGTCTGATGATTGGCATAACCTTTTCGGCTTCAACATTAAATCCCAAAAGCAATTGAGCAGCCTTTGCCACTCCATTGAGGGACAATGGGCTTTCAATAGCGTATTGTTTGATTTCGGCAAGCATCTTGTTTGAAGCGGCCTCGTTGCCAAGCAATACTCCAAAAGATGTTTCAAGAAGCTGCATCTCGGCCCGTACGTTGACAATCTCGTTTACAAAACTTTTTGCTTTCTCAACACCAAATATTGCGCCCAGAGACAAACCAATACGTTGCCCCGACTGCTTTACAAAATCTTCAAATTGGTTTATCCTGTCTTCCGATTGTTTAAGTCCGCTATAAAGTCCGGAATTATCTATCCCGGTGGCCATGTATAAGGCATTTTCTTTATTTACGATTCCCATAAGTTGTTTATGGTAAAATATAAATGGGGAGTGCGTTGATTGTTTGTGTGAAAAGTGTGTGTACTACGTAAGATTATGACATTTGATACGTTTCATGATAAATGGACCATATAAGGGCATAACGTAGAAAATATGATGTTTTACGTCTAATTTATTTGTTTGTTTTATTCATTATACCTGTAATAATTATTGCAATACTCAATAATTTCATATATTTGCACAGTAATAACAAACAAACACTTGTGTGTTTTATTATGGCAAAGAGAACATTTAATGCAGAGCTCCATTCCCGTAACGGTGGTCACTTGACCGTTAATTTGGAAATGTATGAATTTATTGAAGACGGAGCATATATAATTTATTGTCCGGCTCTTGACATGTCTGCGTATGGCTTGACTTCTGAACAAGCAAGAGATGGGTTTAGAGATATGTTCTTGCAATATATAAACTATACTACAAATAAAAGAACCCTTATTCAAGATCTTCAAAATCATGGTTGGAAAGTTAAAGGTTCCAAGCAGAAGAAAATGAAGTCTCCATCCGTAAAAGAACTTATCGCATCTAACGAGACTTTGAGGGATATTCTTTACAATAAAGAATATACTAAGAAAAACGCATCTTTGGAAATGCCTGAACTTGTGTAATATGGCGAAGCCTAAACCTTTAGAGGGGAAGCTTAAAAATATAAAGCTGTCAGATTATCGTGATTTTTTAGAAAAAGCAGGATGTAAACATATTAGAACCGAAGGAGGACACGAAATTTGGTCTCGGAAGGATTTAAGCAGACCAATCGTTGTACAAACACACGAAACCCCTGTTCCAGAGTTTATTATCAAAAATGCATTGAGAAATCTCGGACTATTAAAGAAAGACTTTTTTGAAATCCTATTTGGTTGTTCTTGTGAATTTGATGCTGATGAAGAAAAAGAATATATTAAAGCTAATATAAAACAATCTAAATAAAAGCCCCTTAATGAGGCTTTAGTTATTTTATGTAACCATTAATACAAAATCCCCCACGTCATCACGACACGGGGGATTTTTCGTTCACCATAAAAAAGTATAGGCTAAATCACAACTTCACTACTAAAATATATACATCAAATACTTTTTGCCACTTCAACCCGTTTTGGTTGCCCTGTTTCGAAATCGGTTATCTCGATATATTCCTTGTTGGGATCTTCTCCCGACATTTCCTTGTTGCGTTGGTTTACCACGTAGTTGCGTTCCCTGAGCACAGACGTAAGCAACACATAGTCGCTATCCAGCGCCTCTTGTGGAGACAGGCCCAACGCTTCCTGGCAAATGCTTAGGAACATGAAGGCTGATTGGGACTCCACGTCATCTTGTTTTCCTGAAGGGCTATTATCTCCTCTTCGCTTTGCGGGCTCACACTTTTGGCGAGTATGATAGAACTGGAAAAAGAATTGAAGCGGATCCGGAACAGGATCGCGTTCAGTAGGATATAGATGTCGTGCCAGGTACAGTTATCTTTCAATACGTCCTTAAACCATTCGGGCATTTCTCCCTTTCTATTACGGATTCCCAGGCATACTATTTCAAAAAGCAGCTCAGAGTACTTGAAAATAACTTTGGCTGTTTCCGAGTCAAATTCAACGCCTTCTTTCGCTGTAAGAAGATCTATATCCTTTTGCTCGATCATGACCAACAAGGGTTTTAATTTGAACCACGTGCGCAAGGTGATGGGTTTAATTATGATGCAATCCCCGGGGTTTTTCCCTTCGGGTATTGAAGACTTGTCGGCAAACTCGAAAGGAATCCTCACGGGTTCGCCCGTGGCCGTTTCGCTCTCTATCTGTATGACTTCTTTTACACTCATTTTTTACTTGTAAAATATAAAAGCCCCGAGTGTAATATCCGGGGCTTTTGGTTAAGTTGTCGAATTCTCTTATTCAACGTCCCTCACGGCGCGAGACCATGGCGACATTTTCACTCCGGCCGCCGTAATGGCTGCCATTTTGGTGATGCGCACCTGTAAAAGGTCTGTCTGTTCGGCTCCAGGCGCCTGGCTCACTTTTGCAAAAACCTTGCAATAGGCGAACTCGTATTCGACGTACTTACCCTTGTGTGGTTTCGAGCGGATCTTGAACGATTTGCGGATAACGGGAATCCCGTCTGCCGGAGCCGACCACTTGCCGTCCACAACAGTTCCTCCCATGAAAGCCTGTTGTTCTTCCGGTGTGGGAGAGGGGATATTGAAATCAATGCTGTCCGCATCTCCCGCCTTGTCGAAAGACTCCCAGGGTTCGTCCATATTCTCAGCCTCAAAATTCGTCGTTGCCGGATCGTTGGAATTGAACACGAGCGAAGATTTCTCTATGGTGGGATATTGGGTATAAACTGCCCCGGGAATCCCGTCACCCGGTTCTGCTATTCCGACGTATGACACGCCGACGGCTAAACTTCTTGCTGCCATAATTATTAATCAATTTAGTTCTGTTATTACTTCCAATTTAATGTTTATGCAATCGAAGCCATCCTTGGCTTCGTAAAGAGGGATAGTCCATGCTATCTTGGTATCGAGATACATTCCGGCGGGAGGCGAAAGATTCTCCCTGACGGCATTTTCAATCAACCTGACAGTTGTCTTCATCAATTGGCGGTTTGTCTTGCCGTTGTCGTATTCAGGGATGAAGACGTTGATGTTGACAGCCGGAGCCTTGTTGACATAATCTTTCGAATTGGTACCGGTAGTATTAATCACAATGTGGTTTCCTTCCTGTCCGGTTTTCGAGTTGTCCTTGTCTATTGTGAACCCCGAAACGGCAGCGGCTACCGCCGTGTAAACAATGTCCACGATGTCGAATGAATCTGCCATATCAATTTATCCCTAACCGGTCAAATAAGCGTTTTGCCATATCCTGAATAAAATCATCTGTCTTGTCTGCCGACAGGGAGATCACATCATAACCTTTTGCCTCTACGGCTGCCGCATAGTTCATTCCGGCCACGCCGATAAGCACATAGCCGGTTGCATATTCCCTGGCAAGATCAGCACATAACTGGCGGGCTTCCTGTGTTCCTTTATTTCCGTACTTCACTTGCTCAAAGTCTTCAGTTACTATGGCTCCGTCATTGACGATCACATAGCCGATGGATGAGCGCAAGTTTCCAGTTTGATCTTTGTAGCTACCGTTCTCACGGGCGAGCTTCACGAACTCTTCTCCTGATCGTTTAAGAATCTCGATTATCGTAATTTCGGCCCTGTCTTGAAGCTTGTCAAACATCTTCGTGATGTTCGCCTTGTTCCAGATGGGTTTCATGCCGTTTACTTTTGCCATAGTCAGATATAGATTATAGAGTGAGTTTGAAACTGTTCCCAGGATTGGATTTTCTCATCAAGACCGATCGAATTGATCTGGATGCGTGTTGCACCATCGATCTTCTTTCGGGTGGTGGAGAATTCCCCCTTGATGGTAAATTCCTTACCGTTGGAATTCGTTTTCACCTGTTGTCCTGAATTGGATGGAAAATACTGCCCCTTGACAACAAATTCTGTCGGTGTACCTGGAATCCACTCGCCGCCAACATCTGAACCTTCCGAACCGGCAAGGATGATCGCCGTATGTGAATACCGCTTCACCATGATGAGCCAGACCTCCCGCGTGGAACTTGGATGAAATTACCCAGTGCGTTTGCCTTGTCAGCTTCACCATTGGCCAAGTAAAGCTCTTTGGCCTTGCCGATATACCAGCTTCTTGGGTAGGTGATCGACAGTTTGTTTTCCGAAAAATCGGGTAACCCGCCAATCATGGCATACACGTCGGCCACCGCCAGTTGTACCGACTGCTTGGTTTCCACGGAATAGGTGGCCGCCCCGTCTATGGAGCGGTCAACCAATACCGTGCTTATGAAGCTTTCGCCGTCTCCCACACCCGGATAGGATTGTATGGCCTCAAGGATCGTCATGCCTTACTCT